CTCCCGAACTTTAACCACTCAACTGGATGCAAATGCTTCTGCCATTTCGTCATTGTCGAACACAGTGACTCAACAAGGTAAGGATATTGCTTCACATAGCAGTAGTATTACCTCGCTAAACAATAGCATCACCAATATTAACGGCACGTTAGCAACAAAAGCAGATAGTTCGGCTCTAACAAACCTCGCCAACCGCGTAACTACAACCGAAGGTGCAATTACCTCTCAAGGCTCAAGTATTACTTCGCTGAATGCATCTGTGAATGGCTTATTAAAGGATGTTGCAGTATCCGATACTCGATCTACTAATCAGCCTCCATCGTGGTATTGGTCAAACTATCCATTGCGTATCGTTCGCGAGTTCAAGCAAGCCTCTGTGCTAGGTTTGACTGGCATGGGTACATATGTCTCCCTTGAAACATACGTTTATTGGACTGACGCATCTGGTGGTCCGATCATCCAGATTGCACGAGGTACAGATTCGAAACTTACTGCTGAACGCCGTAGCACCAGTACATCAACTTGGGGCTCATGGACTCAGGACATCAAAACCCTTAGCGACGGGCTTGCCAATAAAGCTGAAGCATCGGCGGTAAATACGTTAGACGCCAAAGTTTCAACCATTGATGGCAAAGTTTCAACTCAAGCCAGCAATATTGTTAGTTTACAAACTGCTGTCGGTGGAAACACAAGTGCTATCTCTGAGCAGTCAAAATCAATTGATGGCATTAGAAACATCAAGACGATTACGATTGACAATAACGGTGTAATGTCAGGCTATGGCTTAATCTCTGACCTAGTTAATGGTAAAGTGACTTCCACTTTTGGCGTCAATGCAGACAACTTCTACATTGGCCCTCCAAGTGGTGGCAAAAAGCCATTCCTGGTCACAACAACCAACACAACCGTTAATGGTGTGACTTACCCGCCGGGTACTTGGATTGATACCGCATACATTGCTACGGCATCTATCAAGAGCGCGCACATCCAAGATGCAGCAATTACTACTGCAAAAATTGCTGATGCGGCAATTGATACCGCAAAAATCAAAGATGCGGCTATCACAAACGCCAAAATTGCCGATTTAACGGTCGATACGATCAAAATCAAAGACAATGCAATTACGGTGGCAACTGTTGCTGAAAATACACAAGCCAGCAAGATCTTAACGCCTAGTAGTTCAACCTTTGATGCCTGTCAGGTTACGGTAGTCACTTCGGGTACAAACTTTGTGAAAATTGATGTTTCGCCATTTTTGTACGCTTGGAATAAATATTCCAGCCCACAAATCTACCTAGATATTTACCGTGATGACACCTTGATTAAAACCTTCAACTTGCCGTGGATTCAAAGCACTGAAGTATTCAAGGATAGATCTTGGACAGAAGGTGGTTCTTATGATGTTCTTTACAATATTGTCGTATACACCATGAACACAATGGCTGGTTCGATGTTTACGACATTAGACAGACCTGCGGCTGGCACACACGTCTACAAGGCAACGCTCAGAAGAACGACCAACTGGGGACGGGATAACGCAATGGACATGGCGCGTCGATACAACGAGATTGAGTTTACAAACGCTCTTATTTTAATCACGGAGGTTAAAAAATAATGAGAACTCGATATGTCATTTCCGATGAGGGTAAATGCATTGCCTCATTTACGGGGTCAAATGAAATACTCGAACTCAACACTCAAGGAAAGAAATATACCGAGAAGCAACCCACCAGTCCTAGTGACTGGTGGAACTTCGAAACCGAAAGTTGGGAAAGCATAGGTGAAAAACCTAGTGAAGTGCATGAATTTGATTACACAGCTAAGAAGTGGTCTGATCCAAGATCACTCGATCAAGTCAAAGAAGAAAAATGGAACAAGATTAAGCTTCAGCGCAATCAACTCGAATTTGGTGGTTTTGAGTTTAATGGCCATACTTTCGACTCAGACATCGCGTCTCAAAGTCGCATAGCTACAGCTGCGGCGCTTGGACTGGAAGTGGAGTGGACAACCAAAGACAACTCAACCATTTTGCTAAACTCTGAACAGTTAAAAAACCTACAAGTGGCATTAGCTCAACATGTAAATAAACTTCATGAACTCGGCAGAAAGGCTCGCTTAAAGATCGCCGAAGCTACCACTAAAGAGGAAGTAGAAGCTGTCACGCTGATTTGATCATTTCGGCAAATAATTTAGGTATAACAATTATTTGCCTTTAATTATTTTTCCAGAAATGACAACTTCTCGGTATAATTAATGCAAATCTTTTGCGTTAAAAGGAAAGCTGTTTTAATGAAAAAATTGATTGCCGCTCTTGCTGTGTTGGTCGTTCTAACTGGTTGTGTGTACGATCCTGTAAATTACGACAAAATACACGATCAAGAGTTCGAAGATCACCTCAAGCAAAACGGCGGTGACTCATAATAAAAAAGCCCACGCAATGTGGGCTTTTTATTGGCTTCGTTCTAGGGCAATTAGACTGAAGCCGTTGGTTGCTCTTCGAGAATTAAATTGATGCCATTCTCGCCGGTAACGCCGTCATATGTTAATTCCAACTTTTCAACCTTTCGTCCTGTTTGACTCTCAACCAAACTTACTTGACCAAGCAACCAAGTTGTTAAATTCGCTTCCTCGCGAGTGATAGTTTTCATACTCAATATTCATCCATGAATGAGTTTTACGGAGATTTGATTTTAACCAGAATAAATTCATAAGTCACTACTTACTGACTCAATTTAATAAAATATAAGTTCATGATTAATACAAATCAATTTAAATAGCAATATATTCAGTCACTACTGACTTACAAATAATCAATAATCCGCTTATAATTCACTCAACTTCAAGGAGTGAAGATTATGACAGACCCATTCAGCACAGGCACCGATCAAGTCCAGTGGTGGCACGTCCTGTTAGCTGCAATCACGGCAATGTGGGGAGGCATTGTCAACTACTTGGGCAAAGTTCAAGCGGGTGAAAAACCAACATTTATCGGCGCAACAATTCATTTATCAATGAGTGGATTTGCCGGTCTTTTGTGTTGGTTGTTGTGCGCTCAATTCCAAGTTGCCGGATTTATGACAGCAATCTGTACAGGTCTAGCTGGGCATTTGGGTTCAGAGTTCATTCGTTTGTTAGAAGCCAAGTTTGTGCGAAAAATCAAAGGAGTTGAATAATGAGTGCAAATCCAGAATTACCGTGGATCGCAGAGGCTCGCCGTCACATAGGGTTGGCTGAAATCGCCGGCCCCAAACACAACCAGACAATCATCAAATGGCTGAAGGACTTAAAGTCCTCTTGGCTTGACGATGAAACTGCATGGTGCGGAACATTCGTTGCGCACTGTCTCCAAACGGCGGGATTTCAAAGAGGAAGTGTAAACTCGCGTTCCAAAACTTATAAATCAGGAACAAAGGCCCCACCAGGCTTTTATCCTTTCAACTGGTATGCCGCACTTGAATACATCAAAGAAGGCGGAGTCAAATTAGACAAGCCTTGTTATGGGTGTGTTGCGGTAAAATCAAGAGAGGGCGGTGGCCATGTAACTTTCGTTGTTGGTAAAACACCTACTGGTAAATTAATTTGCTTAGGTGGTAATCAGTCAAATAAAGTTTGTTTTGCAGTATATGACGTTTCGGCTTTTGAAGCCTTTATGTGGTATGGCAAAACAAGTAAACCAGCTGCTCACCGATACGATTTACCAGTCCTAAAAATCGTTTCTGTTACGAGTGTTTCAGAGGCTTAATCTATGCACTTACTTCAAGGAACAAAACCCCTCAAAGTTTTTCTTGTTGTTGTTCTTCTTGTAATTGTGAGTGCATGGAGTTACTTGCTTGGTTCTAACGATGCAACCAAGAAAGCAAAACAACAAGCTGAAACAGTTATCCACAGTGAAAAAATTAAGTGAGTGTAAAGCTTGCTTAAAATACCCTGCTAAAACGCTCTAATTTCTCAAATTTAAGCTTTGTTTAAGATGATTGATAAACTTTACCGATTTTTCATAAACAGGGCTTAAAAACGATTTTAGAGCGTTTTAAACTTTAAAATGGATACACGTTTAAACAAATTTAAATTTAAAATTTTTAAACCTGCTATAACATGTAGCAAAGCGGAATTTTTTATAATAATAAATTTAAATTCAAATTTTAAATTTATTCATAAGATCACATGCCTGCATATGATCAAACACCGTCTAGTGTTTATATACTATACCGTAGGTATTTTATAATAACTTATAGAAC